GAAACGCTGGTGCTTGTAAGGACTTGTGTTACGCCCGCAACGGCACGTATCTGTTTCCGCAGGTGAGGGCCGCACACGTGAGGAACCTTGAGGCCACGTTGTATGACCTTGAGGGGTGGAAGGCAGCGATGATTGCGGAGCTGCAGCGCCGTAAGTTCAGGCCGATAGGTGAGCGGCGCTTCCACTTCCCGTGGCTGAGCGACAACACTGACCCGTTCATTGAGCAGTGGATGGATCAGGGCGGGCAGGCCGTCCGTATCCACGACTCCGGAGACTTCTACAGTGACGAGTATCTGCTGGCGTGGATGGACGTAGCCAGGGCCACTCCAGACGTTTTGTTCTACGCCTACACTAAGGAGATCACCCGCCTCAGAATGTACGCGGAGAACGCCCCAGAAAACTTCCGGTGGCTGTATTCGCTGGGAGGCAGGGAGGACCACCTGATTGACCGGGACACGGAACGCCACGCCGACGTGTTCCCCACTACTGAAGCCATCGTTGAAGCTGGGTACATGGATCAGTCAATGTCAGACCTGTACGCCATACTGTTGCCGACCAACCGCATCGGAATACCCGCAAACAATATTCGGCACTTCCGTAAGCGGCAGGGAGAACACACGTTCGGACAGATTGAGGCGGGGAAGGTCCGCCACGGAAGGGAAGTATCGTGAGTGTCAATGTGACGATTGAGGGGCGTTTGGGGCAGGACCCCGAGCTGCGTTTCACTAAGAGTGGCAAGTCTGTAGCGTCTATCAGCCTGGTGTCGTCTAAGCCTGTGAAGGGTGACAACGGGAATTGGGAAGACACTGAGGTGACGTGGTACACCGTAGATGCGTGGGAGGAGCTCGGTGAAAATGCCGTGGAGTCTCTGCGTAAGGGCCACAACGTCATCGTCTTTGGCCGCTTGTACTCAGAGAAGTTTACGACGAAGGACGGCAGGGAGCTGACCGGGCTGCGCGTACGGGCGTACAATATTGCCGCATCGTTGAAAAAGGATAAGTGGCAGCACGCAGGGAAGTCGGGCAAGGCCGTGGCTCCTGCGGCTGTTCAGGACAACCCGTGGAGCGACGACATTCCGCCGTTTTAGGAGTGGGAGGCAGGCCCGCGTGAATGAGCATGAGATCGCTTGGGCTCAAGAGGTCATCCGTATCTCGGGGTTTGCCAGTCAGACCGTGAACTTGTTGAACCCGCACGCGAGGAACTGTGTTCATTACGCTGCTCTCCACATCGCTAAACTTACTGAACCTGTTGTGGAGGCGTGATGGGCTGGATTGTTGCCGGGTTCATTGTGGCTGTTCTGGCGTCAGGGTTCGCCCTTGTCATGGCGATGGCGTTATCCCTGCGGGACTTGGATGACGCCTACGACTGGGACGAAGACTGGTGACGTGCCGCCATTGCGGGCATGACGTTGACGTGCATCATGCTCAACCGATTGGCTGCGGCACGGCTGTCAGCAACTCTCTCCACCCGTACAGGCGTGTGCAGTGCCCGTGTCCACGGTTTGAAGAGGGTGTGCCGACTGTGATGGCGTTGCCTCCGCTTCCACCGCCACCTGACCCGTATGAGGAGCTGGAGATTGTGCGGGATGACGGGTCGCTTGTGAGGAGATACATACGTAGGGCGATATACGGCAGATAGCCGTACAGCCGTACCGTTACCCTAGAGTCATGGCAACGTTTTGGGAAAAGCGGGCGTTTGGTGAGGCGTCACGGGAACCTGACGCACTCGCTAAGGCCGGGCGTATCTTTCTGTTGTCTCAATACATCAGTGTTGCTAGTGGGGTCACCGTTCCTCTGGCTCTGGTCACTAACGGTGTTACTGTGCGGCTGCACTTCTACGAGATCCTGTCAACTGAGGCAGCGATAAAGGCGGCGCTAGTGGAGGCACCGACGTACACGGCGTCCAGCTCCAACGTGGTGGGCAGGAACCTGAACCGTAACTTTTCCGATACGCACACCGTTACTTTCGAGAATGTCACTAACCTCAGCGGCGGCACAGTGATTGCCACGGAGTACGTCGGCACTGCCGCTAAGGCCGGTGGGGAGCTGTCGCAGTCACGGATCCACACGTTGAAAAAAGACACGAAGTATGTGATGACGTTTCAGAATGTGGGCAACAAGACGACTGAGGTGCACTTGAACCTTGGCTGGTCGGAGAATGTGCCTGAGGGCCCGCCGTTCTGGCCTCAACCGTAACCCCCGTACACGCTATACAGTAAGGGGGGTGACCCCAATGACGCCGCTCGCTGTAGCAGCAACTCAACTGCACGAGGTGTTTCAAGAGATGCAGAAGGCCGGTTTCACTGATGAGCAGGCGTTGTACCTGTGTGGGCAGATGGTGAGGAGCGAGCATGGCGAATGACCTCAGCGAGATTGGTGTAACTGGCCTACGTCGCTCCGGTGGCACTATTGACGACGAGATCCTGCCGTCCCTTGCGGGGGCTAAGGCCACGCGGGCGTACCGTGAAATGTCGGAGAATGATCCGATTGTTGGGGCCATCCTGTTTGCCATTGAGAAGGTTGTGGCTCGCCTGGAGTGGCAAGTTGTCCCTGTGGTGGATGAGCCGAATGCTGAGGAGACTGCGGAGTTCGTCAACGGCTGCCTGCACGATATGTCCGATTCGTGGGATGCTACGTTGTCGCAGATCATGTCCATGCTGGTCTACGGCTGGAGCTTCCACGAAGTCGTATACAAGCAGCGCAAGGGACCGAAGCAGAAAGATCCCAAGCTGAAGTCACGTTACGACGACGGGCGTGTCGGCTGGCGTAAGTGGGCTGTACGTACTCAGGAGTCCTTGTATGAGTGGCTGATTGACAAGGATGGCGGCATCCAGGGGATGAAGCAGCTTGACCCGTCGGGGTCTGGCATCTTCTCCATCCCGATTGACAAGGCTCTGCTGTTCCGCACGTCCACTCAGAAAAATAACCCTGAGGGTCGTTCCATGCTGCGGTCGGCGTACACGTCATGGTTTTTCAAGAAGCGTATCCAAGAGATCGAAGCGATCGGCATTGAACGTGACCTAGCTGGCCTGCCCGTTGCGGAGGTGCCACCGGAGTATCTGTCGTCTGGTGCGACACCGGAGCAGAAAGCTGTCCTGCAGGCCGTGCAGGAGATTGTTTCTAATATCAAGCGTAATGAAGCTGAAGGTGTCGTTTTTCCGGCGTTGTATGACGCTAACGGGAAAAAGGTTTTTGACCTGAGGTTGCTGTCGTCTGGCGGGTCCAGGCAGTTTGATACCGATAAGACGATCATGCGTTACGACAGGTCTATCGCCCAGTCCATGATTGCTGACTTCGTGATGTTGGGTCACGAGAGTGTCGGCTCGTTTGCGCTGGGGGCGTCCAAGGTGGATTTGTGGATGATGAGCGTAGACGCTATCGCAAAGAATGTGGCGCAGGTCGTCAACACGCACGCCATCCCCCGTTTGCTGGAGCTCAACGGAATCTCCGTCAGCACACCGCCAGCGTTGACGTACGGAGAGGTCACGTCCGTTGACCTGCCGGGCCTTGGTGACTTCATCCAGAAGATGACTGTTGCTGGCGCGTTGACTCCGGATGACGCGTTGGAGCAGTATCTGCGTCAGGTCGCTGGTCTGCCGCCTGCGGGTGTGAGTGGCCCATGAGCCGTGAAGAGCGGCGGGCTATGCGGGACTTCCTCGCTGCTGTAGGAAGATTGACGGGCCTGTCCATAGCCCAGATCAAAAGCATTCTCAGCAGTGGCGCGTTGTCGCAGATCCACAATGCGTTCCCGTGGGATGCGTTTGTTGATGATCTTGGTGATCTTGCGGGAACTTTGAGGTCAGCGTTCACTGACGCGGCGCGGCCTTCGTCGGCGCGGGTAACGCTACGCATGGATCTTATTGACGAGAAGGCAGTGCGGTGGGCCGGTGAGAGGTCGTCCCGGTTCATTGTGGAGATCAGTGACGAGATGCGGGCAACTATCCGGTCGCTTGTGGCGGACAGTGTTCGCGGGAACATGACGACTGATGACCTTGCGGCTAAGTTGTCTAGGACCATTGGACTGCATGAGCGGTTTGCCCGTTCTGTCGATAATTCGTGGACGCAGACGTACACGCAGCAGATCAACGCCGGTCGCACGGAAGCTCAGGCCAGGAGCCTTGCTGACAAGGTTGCTGACCGGAACCGGCAGCGCCTGTTGAACGTCAGGGCGAGAACTATTGCTCGTACGGAGATCCACGCTGCACAGAATGCTGGACGTTACGCGGGCTGGGAAGACTCCATCAGTCAGGGTTTCGCGTCACCGAAGGCACGTAAGCAGTGGGTCACGTATGACCCGTGTACGGTGTGTCAGCCACTGGACGGGCAAGTGCGCCCGTGGAATGAACCGTTTTCTAATGGCGACATGATGCCTGCCGCGCACCCTAACTGTGTATGCCAGGCCATTCTTTTGGAGGCAGGATGAGTAACTACGCCGATGCCCACGCAAGGTTTCATGCTGCGGGGTTTGATCCTGAAGAGGGCCTTATCCGTGTGCATCACGAGATCACGTCGCACCTAGACAAGTGTGACTGCGACTGGTCTGAGTATGCCGTGGAGATGAACCGCGAGACTGTTGAACTTGCTAAGGCAGTGCAGGCCGGGTTGCCGATGGATGTAGTGGCGGCGTTGCGTCAGGCCCAGCTTGACGGCATGACCGTTGCTGACATTGTGACCATGTTGACTGTGGAGGGGTGGGAGCTGCGGGTTGTACCGTCTGGCTCCCGCGTCGGGGACTTGTTCCCTGCCGTTACTAAGATCATTCGTCAGGAAGGCGGCAGGTTCTGTGTGTACTCAGAGGACGGCACCCGCTCGTTTGGCTGCTATGACACTGAGGAGCTGGCGCAGGAACGTTTGCAGCAGATTCATTCGTTCAGCAACGCGACGCCTGACAGTATCCGTGAGGGCACGTTTGTGCGCTGGAACTCGTCGGGTGGTGTGGCGCAGGGCCGCGTGGAGCATGTGATGACTGAGGGCACGTTGGGTGTTCCTGGGTCGTCGTTCTCCATTGAGGCGGATCCGGATGATCCTGCTGTTCTTATCCGCATTTACCGTCAGGACAGGGACGGTGAGTGGCAAGAGACTGAAACGCTTGTCGGGCATCGCGCCTCAACGCTCACCGTTATCGACAGTCTCGTCAAGGTGGACACGGTGAAGCAGACGTTTGAGCCGCCTAAGGCGGTGCAGGAGGCAGCTCAGCGTGCCGTGGAGTGGATTGAAATGGGCTTCGCGGGTGACGGGTTCACTGCCGTGGGGAGGACACGGGCAGGCCAATTGTCGCGGGGTGAGGCGGTGTCGTTGGACACGATCCGGCGTATGCGGTCGTACTTCGCCCGTCACGTGAATGACAGTGAGGCGTCGGGATGGAACCGTGGCGAGCAAGGCTTCCCGTCGCCGGGCCGTGTGGCGTGGGATGCGTGGGGTGGTGACGCTGGACGTGACTGGGCGAACATGGTGTGGGAGCGTGCCACTAAGTCTGCTGGCATGTCGTTGACTGCCCGACAGACTGCCATGTATCAGAAGTATGAGTGGATCACTGAGATGCTTGGCCCGTGGGATTACGGGGTCGGCCCTGACGGGTCGCATTACATGTCGTCGCAGGACAACCCGTTCCTTGATAAAGGGCTCGCCTGTAAGAACTGTGTGTTTTTCCAGGGCGGTGGCAGGTGCGAGATTGTTGCGGGTCCTGTTGAGGCTGAGGGCTTGTGCAAGTTGTGGATCATCCCGCAGGCGTTGGTCGATGACGGCGAGGAGCCCATGCCTATGCCGGAGTATGACGGAGAGTATGACGACGAGGACTACGGCGACTATGACGGTGCGGAGCCGGTGTTGTCTCTGGGCAAGGCCAGCGGTGACGTACGGAAGGCGGAGGAGTACAGGTTCACGTTGGGGCCGTGGTACATCCCTGACATGTTGGACGCTCATGGGGAGTTCACTGACTCCACTGAGCTGCAGGCAGCTCTCTGGCGTTATGTCCGTTCCGGTGATCGGCGTATCCGGCTGCAGCACAACGTGAATGTTGTGGCGGGTGAGGCTGTGGAGATGATGACGTGGCCTTACCCTGTGACCCTTCCTCTGTCGATGCCGGATGGCACGACGTATGAGCGGGAGTTCCCTCCGAACACGGTGTTCCTTGGTGTGGTGTGGGAGCCGTGGGCGTGGGAGTACGTGAAGGCTGGGCGTATCTCTGGCTATTCGATCGGCGGTCATACTGACAGGGTGCTTGTGGACTTGCCTGAGTAACCCTGGGTTGACAACCCCCGCATTGTCCGTAAGGATTGTTTGCAGGAGGTGATCTGCCGTGGTGGAGCTCGTGGTGCAGTACCCTGGCGACTTCGACTGGTGGACGTTGGCGTCTGTAGCAGATGGTGCCGTTGACAGGCTGACCGTCGTTGCTAAGACTGCTGAGATTGAAGGCGCTCAGACTGCGATCAAGTGGGCAGGGATTATGTTTACTGTTGATGAGTTTGTTCAGTTGAGGGGCGGGAAGGTTTCGACTGCGACGTAGGGCCGCACGCGGCACGTTGTGGGACCAGGGTTCGATTCCCTGCCGCTCCACGACGCGGTTTTCCCTCATGAGAAACACTGAGAAACGGACATTTCGGAAACCCCTTCCCGTGGGATCCGGACGCCTGCTATAGTTTCTATATGGAGCCAGGGGGGCTCCGCAGAGAGGGGATCGAAATGACCGACAAGGTCAACTACCACGGGGAGCCCGTAGAGCGTCCTGACGGCACCGTCACCAAGCTCTACCGCATCGCACCTACGTTTGCAGTAGACCACTGGGAGCGTGAGTGCGGGCAGACTGACGTGATCGTCAAGGCGACGCGCAAGGGCTTCACCGTTGAGATGGACTCCGCAGGGTACGCCGACATGCTCTCTGACGCTGACTACTACTGGGAGTGTCGCGACGAGATGGAGATGCCGGAGCTCGCCGCATCCGCCAAGCGAGTGATGGCGTCCCTGAAGAAGGCAGGCCCGCCCGAGGGTGCAGCCGCGCCCGTAGAGCCGCCCGCCCTTGACTGCGGGTGCGACGCCCGAACGATCTGCGCGGAGCACGTTGAGACATTCGTGGACGAGGATGTGGCCTCGTGATTGCCACGTGGCACCTGTACCGGGACGGCGAACCGTACACGCTGCTTGTGTACGGCCCGTACCTTGACGGCGACTTCGACGTGGAGATTTATCTGGACCACGTAGACGAGGCGACGCGGAACGGTGTGGAGCTGATCGGCACCGTCAGCCTGAACCGGGACACGCACATCGTTGCCGACTGCCAGCAAGCCGTCCGCATAGCGATGTATGACCATCGCTGCAATGTTGCGGATGCGAACCTGGACCCGTTCGGTCGATACGCTGTGTGACGTGGCTGACCTGTACATCCTGCACACGAACCCGCAGTGGACTGATACCCCGTGGTGGGCGATTGTTTGGTGTGGGCCTGACCGTACGTGGCGGTGTTTCCCGACTGAGGATGCCGCGAGGGCGTGGGGCGAGGACGAGAAGCGCAGAGCTGAGGAGCGCACGTGAACGTGACACTGATGTGGCGCAAGGTGAACGACCGTACGTGGTCGGCGGCCATTGAGCGCGGAAAGTCGAACGTTGTTGTAGGCCAGACCGCTGACGGCTGGAAGGCGTGCATGTATGAACGCGGCCCCGACAGGAAGCTCACCCTGACGGACTGCGGCACGTTCCCGACACGCAAGGAGGCCCTAGACGCGGCCTCTCAGACTGTATTGGGGGTGAGGGGGCATGGAGACTAGGGCGAGGGATTTTGTCGCGGCTATCGCATTCCTAGGACTGCTGTTGGGAGCTATGGGGCTGGCGGGCTGGATCGAGGGCCTGTAGCAAGAGGGGCAAATCGGACACCAAAAAAATACTGCCGGGGTACTTCCCGTGGGGCCCGGACGCCTGCTAAAGTTTATGTATCGGGCCAGGGGGGTCCGAGAGGGGAGAAGAAAAAATGCAGACGCGATGGGATCGCCTCCACAGCTCGCTGGATGCGGCTGGCATCTCACACCGGCTCGTGGAGCGTGCCTACCCCGGTGGGGTGAGCCGCAGTATCTACGTCAGCCTAAGCAACGGCGAGCGCATCGTCGTTACCGATAAGTGGTTCCGCGACATGTGGAGCGGGTGGAACGTTACCCGCGAGGACGCTAACGATTTTGCTCATGTAGTTGTCAGCAAGACAAAGGTGAAGGGCGAGATTGTTCGCGCTATCGCCGCAGAGCTCTCCAAGGTAATCGCATGAGCGGCACAGTCATCACCCTAAGCGTCAGAATGACCCCCGACGACCTCCGCACACACGCCGGAATCCTTCACCTGCTGCGCGACGGGCTAACCCCATCGCAGATCAGCATGAAGCGGCTACGCGACGCAGCACGCGAATACTGGTTCATGTACGGCATGAACGCAGGCGATCTCCACGATCCGAGCATGACCCCTGTAACGCAACGTGAGAGCAAAGCAATCAGTAAAGTGTTGACGCGACTGTTCGGGGATGACAACGGCTGGATCCATTATGAGGATTACGATGGCGACTGAAGGGGTGGACGTGATCGTGTGGAAAGTTGTTGACCATGAGGGCGACGGCGAATGCCAGCAGTGCGGCAAGACCGGGCTCCGCTGGGTCGTCTACCTGTCCGACGGCTCCAGGGTCGGCGGAGAGTGCGCTAAGCGCATCGTAGGGTGGACACCTACCCGCGCCAATTTCGCGTGGCTACAGGGCCTCCAAATCGTTGCGGAGGGGGAGCTCTCCCCGACTCAGCACCTTGTACTGTGGCAGTCACCGTCCGGTACTGTCGGCAGGATCTCCATGAACGGGCACCTGACCAAGACCGGACCGTTCGACTGGTGCAAGAGAGAGTTTGAGAGGCTGACCTGATGCCGAAGAAGCGCACGACCACTGGCACTTCAGCTTTCGGCTGGTGCCTTGACGGACTGCACGACACCTGTTGGGTAACTAACCAGGGGCTGCGCTGCACCTGCTCCTGCCACGAGCCGGGAGATCCTCAGCCCGTAGAGTGAGGGTGTGGCGTCCCGCAGAAAAAAAACCGTTCCCGGTAGGTGGGCCTGCCGCTTGTGTAAAGAGTGGGGCAGGGACGCTGATCCGCGAGCTGCGTGGGAATCCCACTACCGCGCCTGCCATTACAGCGCATGAAGTATCCGTGTCCGTTGTGTTATCCTGCCGTCACGAGCGTTTACGTCCATCAAGGGGACGTGACCATGCTGTTGTGAGGTGCGGGTGAAGCGTCCCAAAATGACGAACCTCGTTGTTGAGGAAACGTCTGGCGTTGACCATCCCGCACACCTGCATCCCGGTTGGATTGTTATGAAGTCGTCTGACCAGGCTGAGGTTGCTGCAGTTGTGGAGTCGCTCCTTCACCCTACGGAGGAAGCCATGCCGGATGTTGAGAAGGCTGAGACTCCCGATGTGACTGTTGAGTCACTTCAGGAAGAGCTCGCCAAGGCCCGGGAGGAAATCGAAACCCTCCGTGGGAATGCTGAGACTGTTGCGCCGGAGCCCAGCGAGGATGACCTCGTGAAGTCTGCTCCTGAGCCGGTGCAGAAGATGCTTGAGGATCTGCGTACTGAGCGTGAGGCGGCGCTTGCTAAGGCTGCTGACGCGGAGGCTGCGCTGGTTGCTGAGCGTGAGGCTGCGGCTGATGCTGCGGCTATCGCTAAGGCACGTGACTGGAGCAACCTCGCTATCGACGCTGAGAAGGTGGGCCCTGCGCTCCGTCATCTCGCGGATGTGGACGCTGATCTTGCTAAGGCCATCACTGAGGTGCTGGATGCAGCGAACGCTCAGAGCGAGTCTGCTGCAATCTTTGAGGAGCTGGGCAAGTCGTCTGGCCCCTCTGAGGGAGATGCTTTCTCCCGCATGACCGCTCTTGCGAAGGCTGCTGTTGAGGCCGGTACGGCCCCGACGTTTGAGCAGGCGTTCGCTACCGTTGCAGTGTCGAATCCCGACCTGTACGCCGCCCACCTGAGTGAGAAGGGAGCCTGATCATGGCTTTCGAGATTAGCAACTATGCAGTGAAGATCAGCCGGGTGGCCGGTGCGGATCTGTCTGCTAAGCAGTACCACTTCGTTGAGATGGATTCCGCTGGCCTCGTTACTGTGTGTAACGGTGCGGGCGATGCTCCCATCGGTGTTCTGCAGAATGCTCCCATTGCGGGGCAGGAGGCTGAGGTCCTTGTTGTCGGTGGCACGAAGGTTGTTGCCGGTGGCTCCCTTGACTGCACCTCCATCATCGGCACCGACGCTAACGGCAAGGCCGTGGCGAAGGATGCCAGCACTAACCTCCGTGTCGGTCGCATCATTGACGGCACCGGAGCTGCGGACGGCGTGACGGTGAGCGCCATCATCAACTGCGCTAGCCCGACTGCCCAGTAGTCGCGGTAACGAGAACAAGGAGAAACTGAGATGCCACAGCCGCATATCAACAGCGTTCACGTTGACGCGATCCTGACTAACCTGTCGGTCGCTTATCTTCAGCGTGCAGAGAACTTCATTGCCGACAAGGTGTTCCCCATCGTCCCTGTCGATAAGAAGTCTGACAAGTACTTCACGTACACGAAGAATGACTGGTTCCGTGACGAGGCTCAGCGCCGCGCTCCCGGTACTGAGTCTGCGGGTGGCGGTTACGGTGTCACCACTGATTCGTACAGTGCAGACGTGTGGGCGTTCCACAAGGATGTGGACGACCAGACGCTTGCTAATGCGGATGCGCCCCTGAACCCGCTCCGTGAGGCCGCTGAGTTTGTTACTCACCGCCTCCTCGTGCGTCGTGAGAATCAGTTTGTGTCGGACTTCATGACGACAAGCAAGTGGGCCACCGACGTTGCTGGTGTTTCGGGTTCCCCGACCACGGGCCAGTTCAAGCAGTGGAGCGACTACACCGCCTCTGATCCGATGGAGGACGTGGAGGCCGGTAAGGCTAAGATCCTGTCCACCACGGGCATGGAGGCCAACACTCTCGTGCTTGGCTACGAGGTGTACCGTCAGCTCAGGAATCACCCGGACATTGTTGACCGCATCAAGTACACGTCGTCACAGACTGTTACCGCTGACATGCTGGCGGCAATGTTTGACGTGAGCCGTGTCCTCGTTGCTAAGAGCGTGCAGGCCACCAACGCTGAGGGCGCTACCGGCGCTTACGGCTTCTCTGTTGGCAAGGTCGCGCTGCTCTGCCACGTCGCCCCAGCTCCCGGCCTGCTCACCCCGTCTGCGGGCTACACGTTCGCGTGGACCGGCGTTTCGGCGGGCATGGGTGCCACCATCGGCACGTCGCAGTTCCGCCTGGAGTCGCTGCGTGCAACCCGCGTTGAGGCTGAGGTCGCGTTCGACAACAAGGTTGTGTCGTCCGACCTGGGCTACTTCTTCAACACCGCCGTTGCCTGATAGGAGATAACACAATGCCGAACCGTTTGACGCGAGGCAAGGCTCTTGTCGGTGCTCTGCACATCGACGCGCAGGACATTACGATCACGGATGACCTTGTTGTTGGTGATGACGCGACTGTTACCGGTGACCTGATCACTGGTACGGCGCGTGTCGGCGGCGGCACTGTCATCAAGAAGATCACGGCTGCGACTGTTGCTGTGGATCCTGGCTCCATTGGGGCTACTTCCACGGGAGCTATCACGGTTACGGTGACGGGTGCTGCGGCTGGTGACATTGTTGCCTTCCAGCCTCCGGCACTGAATGACGATCTCGTCTTTTCGGGCGCGAATGTTACGGCTGCCAACACGGTGACGCTGTACATTTACAACCCCACCGCTGGCGCGATTGACGACACGGAGAAGACGTGGACGTACTTGTGGATCGACGTTACCTGATCCTCGTCTAGTACCCTGTGGAGGGGTCGGCTGGTGATCCCGGTCGGCCCCTCCGCGTACGTTAGGAGCTCACTGTGGCGCTGCCCGCGAATATTGACACCGTTACCGTTACGGGTGAATACCTTGACGCTAAGGGTGTTGCGCGTTCTGGCACGGTGTCGTTTACGCCTACTCAGTGGCTGAGGGATGATGTTGGG